GACAGGATCCCTGGCACGGGTCCTCAGGGGCACGGAGCACTCCATATTATTTATGGGAAAGTCGTGGGACCTTCCTGCGTACCCCTTGGTGAAGTAGCTGGTGGACTGGGGTCGGAGCATGTCCTCGACCATGATAACATTTGCCGGAGCGCCCCTCCCGGCCATGTAGGGGGACGTCCCGAAGAGGGGCGTGCTGGCCCTTCCGGAACCCGCGTAGTTGAGATTCGTAAGGGTTGGCGCTGCCACAAAATTTGACGTGGCGCATTCCTTGGGGAGGGATTCCCAATCGAGCATGATAGACGCTGTATTCAGGTTCTGTGCCATATTATTAGTATAGTATATTTTAAAGTTAAGCTTTGACGGATCCACCTCCGCCGGCCCTATGCTGATGGCGCTCGGGCATCCTGGACTGACCGAACATGGACTTGTCGTTGGGGAAGCACGCCTCCCTCTCCGAACGGCACACCTTATCGATGACAGGTCCGTAGGCAGCCTTGGCGAAGGCCTCCTGGTCGTTGGGGATGGTCGTGGAAGGCATGCTGTAAAAGGCCCGCCTGGATTGGTCCCTGCTCGAATAGACGTCGGCCTGATCCCTGGGAACTCCCGTGCCCATTATCTTATTTATGGTGTTCTTTACGGTGGGGTAATAGGCAGCCGACGCCCTCTTCGGATTGTCGACGTAGTCCGTCATGAGAACGTTTCCCATGGGATTGTCCTTGGTGGGTGCGGTGAAGGTTCCCCCTTCCGGCGCATAGGCTGTTCCGTCGGAGACGAAATTCGCCGGGCGCATGCCCTCCTTTACATTTCCCATCAGGAACATGCTGGCCATGACCAGGATGACAGTCATGCCGAGGTAGATCACCCTTACGTCCCTGTTAAGGAGAAACAAAACAGTCATGGTGTATAAAATGAAGCGCGTGGCAGCATTCAAGCGTTCCACGCGATTCTGCTTGGCCAGGGGCCAGAAAATGAGAATCTTATTCCTGGCGAATAGGTGCAGCGGGTTTCTAAACCATGGTTGTTCCATACTTATAATATACTAACTAATTTTTCTTCTTGCGATTGATCCGCTTCTTGGGTGTTGGAGGAGTCGGCGAAGAGGGTGCATTTCCGAGGTCGTCCTGATTCAATAAATTTCCGAGATTTCCCAGGAGCGGACCGAGGGCCCCCATGATCTTATTCTGGTCCAGACCTCCCCTTCCGTCACCAAATTGTTCCTCGGCCTTTTTGGTAATATCCTGCATGAACTGAGGATTGATGAGATTTCCCAGGAGTCCCGATAAGGGGTTATCGCTTCCAGATTCCTCCTGTGTATTCAAAAGAGAATTCATCATATTTTCCATGGTCGCCTGAGATACGGGGTCGCTCATCTGCGCGATCTCCTCTTCGCTCACGCTATTACCAAGGACGTAGAGTCCCTGAACGTACTGCCAGATGGCTGCCCGACTATTATCGGAGAGCTCGGACTTCCACATGCTCTCAAGGTCCAGCGTCTTGAGGATTCCGTAGTTCCTACTGAGCTCTTCGTAGATGGCCTCGTCGCGATTGCGGATAAGTTCCTCGTGGGGACGGACATTCTTCATGAAGGTAGTCAGACAGAGGGAGGGATCCTTCTTGATCATCAGGCTGACCGTACTGCGATAGGTCTTGGCGATGGTATTTTCCGGAAACGTATTCACCAACTCGTCCACGAATTGAAGGAGGAGATCATTGAATGCATTAACACTGTTTGACATTTACTATTCTTTCTCTATATTTTCTTTAATTAAATACCGCGGTTATAGTCCGGGAAGGGAGTCTGATAGATCTCTTCGGGCTGGGATGTTCCCAGGAATACCACCATGCCGGTCAAAAGGGCATTGAGAATGGCGGGCTTTATCATGGATGCATTTCTGGGCGGAGGCTCCCTATTCAGGATGGTGACTCCATATATGTAGAGCATGGTCACGATTGCCCCAAAGAGGGCCGCGTAAAAGGGATTCTTAAGGACGTCGCCCAACATATAATTTACCTAGACTTTAGTATTTTCAGCGCCTCGCACCTGGATTGATAAAGTCATCTTCGTCGGAAGGGGGAAGGTTCAAAGGTGCCGAGGTAGAGGAAGGGATCGGTGGAGGATCCCGCCTGCCAATAGTGTCCCTAAAATTGATCTTCTTGGTACTTTCATCCTCTTCCATTCTCTCTCCCAATTCCGGTGCCATCTCTTCACTGCCCATATCCATCCCCATCGGTTCCTCCGGTTCAATAGGTCCCTCGTTTTCATCATCCTCTTGGGTCGGTTCCTCGCCACCCAGACCCTCGCCCACTCCCGGAAAAATGTTTTCGTCGTCAGAGACGTTATTGATCTCGGCAGTGTGGATATCCTCACTCTCCTGCTTCATGATGTCCATGGGATTCTTGTGGAGGTAGGTCTTAAGAATCTGATTGATGGGGAGCATCTCCTTAACGGTCTCCTCGACCACGCCATCGACGAGTTCCACCAGGTCCTTGCGTCGCTCGTGCCGACTGGATTTTTCAAAGACGTAGGGATTCTCGTAGATTCGCTTGGCGATATTGGTGTAGACGCCCAAAAGGAAGACGTCGTTGGTCGGAATTTTGAGACTGACCTTGCGCGAATCCCTGGATAGGCGTACCGACGAAATGATCTTGACCGTGGCGACGAAGACGGCGGCGATCATCTCGTCCAGGCACCCTCCGCACCTATCGACGGCCTTCCCCACCTCGGCATCGATCTGGTAGTTGTTCCACTTTGGAATCCCCGCGATCCTTTCCTGGAAGTTCTTGAGGACCATCTTCCCTCCCGACTCTATCACCGACTCGGCGTAGAGATTTTCCATGGTGTCCAGCCCCAGGGGGAGGATAGTCGTCGTAAGCTGGTTGAGCAGTTCCTTTTTTGCCTCAACGAGAACGTGGAGATTTGAACCGTCCATAATTAGTGTTCGATGTTATTTTAAAGAGCGATAATTGTCCGCAGTCTTTTTCAGGTTCATTAGACTTTCCAGGGTATTTTCAGTGGAGGTCTTTGGTGCTACCTTTTTGGCGACCTTCTTGGTGGACTTTTCCTTGGAGGGAATCTTCCACGAAACGAATATCTCGCCATTCTGATAAAGTTGCGTGGTAAATCCTCCATTTTTGAGTTGCCTTTCCACCCACCTCGCTGCCGCGTCGATGTCGTAGGCTGGGTATCCCATAGTGAATCCCGATACCTTCACCCAGGTTTCGTGCTTCCCAATCTCACCCATCTGCTTTATTTTGGAGCTCGCCCTTTCGTAGAGTTCAATATAAAGTTTCTTTTTCATTTCCCTTTTCCTGTAATCGTGTTTCAACACGTCGGCCACAGTCAAGGGCATATCTATTTAACGCTTGAGCTTTTCTTTTACGGAATTTTCCACGGTGTCGAGGAGACTCTTGGTGGGCGCGATGCTGTTGGCGATGGTGTCGTATTTGAGCCAGTCTCCCGCCTTGAGATCGTCCTTGAAGGGTTTGATGACCGATTCGTCGTCGTACTGCTGGGTGGTAATTCCCTTGATCTCCATATCCTTTTCGTCGCCCATGGCGATGGCGTCCAGCTGAATTCCGTAGTAGCGCTTTGTTTCGAGGAGGATCATCCTAACCCGGTAGGTCAGGGGAACGCCCAGGGGAATCATGGCGACGCTCTCATTCTTCTTCAAATTGTCTAGGTAGCTGACCATAGCAGCCCTCTTCTCGCCATCCTCGTCGTCAACGGTCGGTAATTCCAGGCGCGATTCCAGGTACTTGATGTAGGCCTTATATACGTCGGGCCTCTCCTTCTTGACCTTTTCCATGGATGCAGCGGACGAGTACATTTCGATGAACACGGTTTCGATGGGACAGCACGAAAGGCCACGCTTTTCCCTGAGCATCTTGACCACCCCCTTGGCGATGTTTAACACCACCTCGGGAGGCACGGCTACCTCGTCGACCTTTTCGCCGGCGATGTCCATGGTTCCCTCGGTGATTATCTCACTGACGGCCGGATTGAATCCAGCGAAGCCGAGATCCCATTTTAGGCCCTCCCTGTTCGAGAGGAGGAAATATCCTGCGAGTGTAATTATGATTACAACTATGATGATTAGAATTCGCATCTTATTAGGTGTTGCGAAATTATATCTATGAATATTTTCCTGTCTTCCCGCAAGGGCGATGTTTGCCATTTTTATTTACAGTCCGAGATGTCTTCACTGCGGTGAAATATTCAAACTCCTTGAAAATAATCCGATCGCCAATCACATCCAGCTTCACAACGTCCACGAGAAGCCCATCCCAGAAGAGCACAAGAAGATGCTTACCCACGTGCCGGCCGTCATCCTCAAAGATGGGCGACTCCTCATCGGGAACGAGGTACGTCAGTGGGCCCTTTCCATGATCCCCAGCGACGTGGAGTCCTATTCGAGGAAGTCCTTCGCAGCCTTTGACGGAAATCCTAATAACATTCCCACCCTATTTTCCCTAGACTCCTACGGGACGTCCCTGGCAGCTCCCATGACGCCGGACCTCGAGGAAAAAATCAATAAAAAGACAAATGTTTAAAAGATTAACGCACTCTGATAGTAAATGTATTTCAAAACGATTCAAGCAACTGCCTTTAAGAATATATTCGAGGTTCTCAAGGATATTCTTAATGACGTCAATGTTTCCTTCAGTAAAAGGGGCATCCACATGGTCACCCTGGATAATGCCCACGTCGCCATGGTCGATCTCTTCCTGGATTCATCCCAATTCGAGGAATACGAGTGTCAAGACGAGATCATCGTGGGAATCAATACCACCAACGTGTTCAGGGTACTCAAGGCCGTCAGTCCCAGCGACGTCCTTATCATGAAGATAAATGAGGAGCACGTGCTGGACATCGCCATCGAGAACGAGAAGAAGCGGAGCAACTTCAAATTGAAGCTTCTGGACATCAACGACGAGATTCTGGACGTTCCCGAACTTCCCCTGGTCACGATGACCCCCTTCCCGGCCCTGGACTTCCAGAGGTTGTGTAGGGATATTTCCCATATCGGCGACCTCATCAGCGTGGAGCGTTCATTCAAGAAGATCAGTTTCCGATGCAGGGGAGACTTTGCCGAACAATACACGGAGTTCGATATCGATTCGGATACTAGGGATTTTGGTTCCATGGTGGATACGTTTTCTCTCAAATATTTGAGCCTATTCACCAAGGCTACCTGTATGTGTTCTCACATCAAGCTACTACATCACGGTCAGGACCTCCCCATCATCCTGGAATACAAGGTCACTTCCCTAGGGGAACTCCGCTTTTACCTTGCACCAGTGACTCACGACTGAGGAGGTCATTCTTCTTGATGACGATCGGTTCTTCGCCACCCATTAGCGTATAGATTCTCCACTCGTCTGGCGTATCTTCCTCGCTTTCAAAGAGATCTCTCATTCGGATCCCCTTGCAATCGTGGAAATCATTCAATGGACCCGCATAACGTAGGAGCCTATGCATGTCCCACCACGTCTTCTTTCCCTTGACGGCCAGCACCTTTTGAATGATGATGGGCGAACGAATTTCGGCACCTCCCTCGGTCCCTACGATATTCTCGGCGTCATCGAGACTCCTGCTAACGATGGAATAGGGAACGTTATTATAGATGTATTCCTGCTCGAAGCGAACATTCACCACGCAGTCAATATTCTTCTTGACAAGCTTGCGGAAGTTGTAGCAACAATAAGTGTGCTTTCCGGATGTGTCCATGGGGAGCCACTGATTATCCATTTCCATCCTCCATGCAGCGCTGGGGAATAGGCAATTCCGTGAGGTATCCACGTCGTAGATCATTTTGAGGGGCATTGTCTTCCTGGGTGAGCTGACAATATCGTTGATCCAGTTATAAAAACGGAGTAGGTATAGTTTAATCATTTTAAATAATAAGGGACACACTCTTTTAATACCATGAGCCTGCTCGAGCGTTACAATCTAAAAATAAAGGAATACGAGAATTCGCAGGATGAATTAGTTAACTACATAAATAAAGCTGCACCCTATATAAAACGCTACGAAGAGGAAACGTGCCGTAGGGACATCTATATAGAATACATGAGGGTCGTGGAAGAGAACATAGACGTCTCTCACATGGATGACATCGACGAAATAAAGTTCGAGATAGATATTTGCGACGAGTGTGGCTCGGATAAGGTATTCGAAAATCAAAAGGAGAGCGACATCGTGTGCACCGAGTGTGGATTCACCAAGTACTACATGGCGACCACCCTATCCTTCCAGGACGAGCAGGACACCAATAAGAAGGTCCAGTACAGTTATAAGCGCCAGAATCACTTCAACGAGTGGATAAACCAGTTTCAGGGGAAGGAGACCGCCACCATTCCCGACGAGCTGATCACGAGTCTCCGTTACGAGCTGAAAAAGCAGAGGGTCAAGGACACCAAGGAGATCACCAACGCCAGGGTGAGGAAGATCCTCAGGGACCTTAGACACAATAAATATTACGAGCACATTCCCTACATATGCAATATCCTTTCGGGATTGAAGCCTCCCAACATGCCACCGGCTTTGGAGGAGAAACTTAGGCTCATGTTTGTGAAAATTCAGGAGCCCTTCGACGTGGTTTGTCCACCGGAGAGGAAGAACTTTCTATCCTACCCCTACGTTCTCTATAAATTCTGTGAACTCCTCGGCGAGGACGATTACCTTCCCTATTTTCCACTATTGAAGTCCAAGGATAAGATAAAACAACAGGACGACATATGGAAGAGGATGTGCACTATACTAAAATGGGAGTTCATAAGCAGTTCATGATTAATTTTCACCAAGTATAACAAGTATAAGGATGTCTATTAACGGAGGAGGTTTTAGGGACATTCCCAAGCCGGTGCCACACTCTCCACTGGTAAATGAGGTCCGACCTGTCAACGACGCTCTCGGTGGAATCTACACACCCCCCATGGAGAAAACATGTCCTGTCTGCAACGAGATCGTGGCCGTGGGATGGGGCTCTCCCCACTTTTGCCTTAACAGGGACGATCCCAGGGTGAAGCCCAACTACCCCCAGCGGATCTACCACAATGCACCTTGGGAGACTGACGTCTCGAAGACCATCGTTACCATGGGACCTCCCTACGGAGACACCTTCGCCATCGCCGGCGCCATGACGGCCGCCCTCCTGACCGGTCTGTTCTTTTACAGGCGCTGAACCTTATCTTTTTTGATAACAGGGTTAGTTTCCCTTATTTTTTCGATTTCATTGAAAACTTTATTCAGGAGTCCAAAACAGTTGTGAGACTCCAGCTGAATACACCCCGTGCACAAGGATTTCCTATAGCACGAACTGCAAGGAATACATACCTTGTTTCTTTTTAAACACTGCTCGCACTTCATTTAAAGAAATAAAGATATTCTTTTTTAAATGGATGTTAAAGAGTATCGGTCTTTCGTGGGAAACCTAATACGAATACATGACCGAATAAATGAACCAAAGCCCTCTATCCCTAGGGTAATCACGATGACCATCATGTCCGGGAGGGAGGGTGCCAGGATTGCCAGGGAGACCTTTGTGGAGCGCTTCGAAGACGGGATGAATGGTTGGTATTTGAAGTTGAATGGTTTCAGGAATGCCGTCACCCTGAGCAAGGTAACTCAGGAGGGGAATAATCGTTCCCTCAAGGTTTTCGTCAATGGAAAACTTCACCTTACTGGAACGTCGACGCCTATGGAGGGCGAAAGGCTCATGAAGGAAGTGATCGAGCTAGTAGATCATGTATTTCCGGAGCACGCGACACTTCCGCTAATTCCCACGGAAATACAACTCATCAACGCGAGCTTCTACGTTCCCCACGGTATCTACAATCCCGATCTTAGGACGCTTTTCAAAGAAAATTATGCGGGTTCTATCTCCGTGGTTCCTCAGCGAAAGAAATATTCCGGACTTCTCTGTTATATGTTCAACACCACCGTCAGCATATTCAAGACTGGGAGCGTGGTGATCAAGGGTGCCAAAAGTTTGAGGGACATAGTCAAGACCTACAATCTCCTATGCAAGGTGCTTTACACTCCGGAATTGAAAAGGGAAGCCCCGACCAAAAATATCAAAAAATATTCACCACAAGAGGATGCACTGATAAAAGTCATTAGAGAATATTATCTCCTTAATTAATAATAAATAATGTCGCAACGTTTGGGCATGGCCGACGGAAGGGCATTCACCATCCACACATCCAGCGGACTCCTCAATGACGAGATCATGAAGCAGAATGGAATCGCCTACCCCCTCAATTACGATTACCGCCGGCTCATCGCCAAGAAGGGGCCGACACTCCTCAACCCCCTTTTGTCCAAGCAGAGGGTCGGACCCGTCCCGGCTAACAGCATTAATCGATGCTTCAGTGCCGACGTACCGCTGATGAAGGTCCCTAAAACAAATTAGTTTAAAGATTTGAATATAAACATCTATAAAATGAATAATAATCAACATTTTATGGAAGCTTGTAAGGCAATGCAGAGGGAGGGAACCCTCACCAATGAACGCATGCTCCTGGCCCTATTAATGTTTCTTCCCAAGGAACAGGCCGAAAGGGCGTTGGAAATGGCCAGGAAGAAGAAGAAACCTAATTGAGGAAGGTGAAACGACCCTTGGTATTGCCCTTTTTGATCTTTGACTTTGACCTCGTGGCAAGAAGGCGCTTTGAAGGCAATGGAATTTTGGATGGATTGGGACCCATTGAATCGGTGGTTATCTTAACGGGTTTATTCATGGACTTCTTCTGAGCCAGTACCTTCCTTGCCAGTCTGGCGATGGCCTTCCTAGCCCGTTCTTCAATCTCCCATGACCAATAAGGCTTTGGCATTTAGTATTGGCTATTAATTTTTTTAGTTGGCATAAAGAAGTCCACCCATTCCGTTTTGGATCTTGAGAATGTTATAATTCACGGCCCAAACCGGAGAGGCGAAGGTTCCGCCACTGAGGATAAGACGCGAACTGTCCAGACGCGAGAAATTGCACGAACCCGTGGGCTGGAGCTTGGAGGCATCCAGACAGAAGGGAATCATCATGGTGACGCTCTCGAAACCGTCGGACTTGTTTCCGCTGCTATCCACACCCGAAACGGTATGGTAATAGGAAGAGACCTGTCGGTAGTGAGGCACCGGATTCTTGGCCTCACCGACATCCACGCCATTCATCTGGAGGAGGACGGTGTTGTTGGTACCTGCATCGACCGAAGTGGTCGCAATGAACTTCACGGGATGATTGAAGGTCAGATCCATGCGCTTATCGTTGGAAGCGGGGATGCGCTGAACCTGATGGATCAGATACTCCGAGGTGCTGCTCGCCAACATGCCACGCTCGTCCGAGTCGAGGTATACGAAGCGAGACCACGAGGACGGCTTAGTGGTTGCCTTGGATACGGCATTGTTCCCGAAGGAGACGCTGGATGAAGTACCGCCCTGGAAACTGAATAGGTCGCCGGTGATCTGGTCCGCGTTGGGGAATACAGTCCCCTGCTTGGTGACGGTAACTCCGGCGAGGGCGAGGGAAGTAATAAGATCGTCGGCCGCCAACTGCGCCGCGGCGAAGGAACCGTCTGCGAGGTAGGCAGCGTGGGCCGCAGCGGGATTAGCCGGAGGGGCGCCTCCATTGACGTTGGCGATTACGGTATTGACGGCTGCGGTGTAGATAGCAAGCTTGGCGGCCACGTCGGCAGCGTAGGGAGAAATGTTGGATCCCCAGTAGATCCGCATCTCCACGTCGTGATACTGGAGGGCGACCAGAGGAAGGGCCGACTGGTAATTCTCACAGAACCAGAACTTGAGGGGGTAGAAATAGGAAGACGCGAGATTGCCACTGGGCTGAGGACCGAGGGTGCTCCGCGAAAGGCTGGGCGCCATGACGTCCGAATAGACCTTGGTGGAAAAATCATAGTCCTGGGAATCGATCAACTGACCGCCGATGTAGAGCTCGACCTTGTCCACGACGGTGGACCAGTCCATGGGGAGGGGGGTTCCCTCGCCGTTGGTCATCACGAAATAGGTGTAGGATAGGAGATCGCCCTTGCGCTCGAAGCGAACGGACGAGAGACTGTTATTGGCAGGAGAGTTCTGAATAACCTGCCGCTCGATGACACTGGAAAAATTTGTGTGCCTCTTGAACGAGGAACGGAAAAAACTAATCTCGGGGTTCCCAACGATATGAGAATCTTGAGCGCCAATTGCCACCAATTGCGTAATTCCACCAGACATTTCAGTTATTAATATGATACAATATTTTATTGTTTTGAATACGCTGTAAAATATACCTTCCCTGGGAATTCTTGAACCACACTTGGACCTCCTCACTCACACCATATTCCATGATTGGCTTGAGGTCGTCACACTCGACCTGATAGGGTCTCCCGTATCGCCACGGAACCTTGAACTGATGACCATCGACCTTTATGTAATATCTTCCTGAATCCGATTCATATAAAGATCTCGTTATGATTCCAGCGTGGGGACTAGATATCATACCTCTCCAAACACTTGCGATAAATTTTAAGAGTCTTTCCCTTCAATACACATTCCCTAGGAATAATCCTGATAGCAGACTTAAGCCTTATACCATTTTTGCCATTGGGGGCGACACATCCCTTGCTCCTTTCATTTTCCTTGGTCGTGCAACTGGCCTTGAACTCCTTGTAGATGGCCTTGACCTCCGGAAAGGTAGGACGGTCCTTCTTATCGAGTTTAAGATTGACGGCGTCGTGGATGTCGTAAAGCCACTTGGTGAGCGTCGCCCTGGACTCGAAGCGCTTCATCTTGAGACCGAGGGGACCGGAGGACTTGCAGTAGGATGCGTAACTATCCCTGCAATACTTGCAAGGAAGCACGTACATCATGCTCTTGAAGAAATTGAAGAATTGGGCTCGGGTCTCCGCGTCGGGTTTGTCGGGGTAGGAAAATGTGATCGAGTGAAGAAATACCCATGCGGTGGGGCCCCAGACGGCCGTCTGGAAACCTTGGCGCTCCTTCATGTCTATTAAATATAAATAACATATTAATGGAAGGGATGGAACCTATCCAGCACATATTCAGATCCCTAGATGGATGGGTCAAGTACTTCGACGACGAAGACTTCGACTGGGACGAGGCCATTGCCGAGGCCGAGGGGGTCATCGCAAGGTCGAAGAATTTCAATGTAATATTCTATGAAAAAAGGGTAGGAACCAAACAGGTTTATCACGATATGATTCTTCCCAAATAAAATCCAATGCAATTATAAAGTATGGAAAAGGCCATGGCGTCGCTGATGGATCTCAATAGGAAAAATACAAGGGTAAAGAATATGAGGTATTCCTTGATGAATAATATCGGAAAATTTAAGCGCATGGAATCCCTTAGGGCAAGGACATTTAAGCGTCTGGATACCGAGGTGAATCTCAGCAATAACGAATCCGATAGACTCGTGGAGATTCTGAGGATCGCGGAAAAGGAAATGCGAAAAATTCAAAAGAATATAGTATCCAAGGCAGAAACGATTAAGAAGGCGGAAAAGAGGATTAGACTCTTGAAAACCAAGGCCATCGTGAATATGGCCAAGGCGAAGACGACCCAAGCGAAAAAGAAGACGATGATTAACAGGATTAAAAATTTATTCAAGAAGTAATGCGATTTTAATTATTAATTCATTTTCCTTTTAATCCTTAGATGGGGTGCACAGCTACTACCATTAAAGGAACACCTTGTAGGAAGAATGCCGTCGATGGCAAGAATTTCTGTCATGTCCACCTGGATCCTAAGGAGTGTAGCATATGTCTAACGTCCATACTATCGAGGACGTCCAGAAATAGCAGGACCCTCCCTTGCGGACATAACTTTCATATCAAATGCATAAATCGCTGGAAGAGTACGGGGAATAGCACCTGTCCGGTGTGCAGGAAGGAATTCGACGTACCTCAATATAAGGTCACGCTCATCATAGAGTCGAGACAAACCAGGGAGAGGGCGGTCAGTGCCAGCATGCGAAATGAACAGAGCGTGGGAATGCAGGCGGTGGAACGCTTCGACCTTCCGGAGAATAACATCGACTACATATCGGAAATTGAAATTGTTGCCATGGATAGGGATGACCTCTTAGAAATTATCGAAGTCGATCTTGGATTAGATCCAACCGATATAAATATTCCACTTTAATTATAGTAATATGAAGGTCGCCAAGAAGGTTGCCAAAAAGGCACCGACTAAGAAGGTCGCCAAGAAGGTATCGGTCAAAAAGGTCGCCAAGAAGACTTCCATGCCCACCAGTGGATACGAACCCACCTACGATCACGAGAAATGGACAAATGATTATAATGTAATGGCCACGCACAACTGCTACTCCTACCTCCTCGACGACCTCCATAAGTACCCCATGGCCGGAAAACCGCAGCCGGGACTGATGAGCAATGAGGGATACGCATCCAAGATAACGTGTGCAGAAGTTAGGAAGAGGGTCATAGCGGACAATCCCAGATGCGTAATAACGTGGGCATCCAGTCTCGAATTCAAGAAATGTCCCAAGGAATACTATAAGGGATTCCTCTGCGTGAATTCAAATGGTGAGGACTATCATTTTTACAGACAGGACGATGACGGCACCTGGTCCCACAAACCCGGTTCCACGGAGCCAACAAAGGTGGATGCCTCGGGAAAGAAGATCCTAAATCCCAAAAAGTCCAACCGAAATTATGGTTTCAAGGGCGGGGTGAATTACAATATCCCATGTTCCTTCTTCTGCATCAAGAACACAAAGGCCATCAGGAGCACCGGAAACTTTAACTCTCCGGGAAGGAATGCCCTCCGAAATCCCAAGATGTAAAAAAATCACTATTAGTATTAATGTATCCTTTGAATGGAGAAAGGACCGACGGTCTATCAAGTCGCGCAATCAGGACGGGTATTCTATCTTCGTTGAAGACGACTAAGACACCCCTGAATACGCGATTCTTCTCGCAGGGAAATATCAATGCAGTTCAGCGCAAGCTCCAAAGGACCTTCAAGGCGGAGACTGGCATTTCCATCGACAAACAGGACAATACCGACGTCCTCGCCTTCATGCGATACATCTTCATCAATAACTCCACGAATCCTTACGGGAACGTGGAGTCTCAGATCGACTCCATGAACGCCAAGGTGGTTCAGAAGATGCTTCCGCAGGTAAGGGAAGGCGTGTCGGCCTACCTGTTATACCTTCGCGACGCTGCCACCCTTTCTCAGCCCAACGATCTCCCCGAGAGCATGACCAATAAGGGCAAGTGTAAGAGAGAAAACAATGTGGGATTTTAAAGGACTGCCCCTATTATTAGTTATATGTCCACCGCGTGGAGAAATTACATAGAAAGTAGACGAATTGAAAGAAGTGGAGGCATCATTCGGATCTCTTCCAATTCGTTTAATCCTATCAAGCCCAACGTGAATAACAATAGAAAAGTATGTAGGGCGATATGTAAATCAAATAGACAATGTAGGTATAATCCCATTCAAAATGAAATTTACTGCAAACGTCATTTAAAGATTTATGATCTTACTAAAGTAGATAATGAGGATACTCGTGGATGTTCAGTTTGATAATGAAGTCATGTTGGGTATAATGACAGAAGAGGGTCCCAGGGGCGCACTGGTCATGTGCATGGAGGAGTCGGGGAAAGAACACTTCACCCTGAGGAACCCCGTATGGATTTCCATGGAAAATATCATCAACAGCTATGACTCCAAAACGACCCTAGACATGCTGGGATACAAGAAATGTGCAGATAATCTCTATATCTTTGAGGAAGATACTATCGAGGATAGGACCTATTCGCCACCGCTCGTCGAAGAGAGCTCCGTATCGGAATCCCTGTGCTCGGACGACTCTTTAAACTAATAGGCCTGAGATGCTACGGCGCCACCCGGAGGGGTGTTAGATGTTCGAGGAAGGGTTCGTTGAACTCGAATATTTTAGGATTTGCCGTCACATTCTGTAAGACCCACGCAAAGATAAAGCCACACACTTACTATTATCCCTGGGCATTCAGGTTCAACGACTTCTGCATTCATCCCAGGGACCTATGGCTCATGTCGAGGATATATCTATTCGCAGTGACCTTCCCCAAGATGCTCGAACACGGATACGATGGCTGGGCGAAAAAGATAAAGGATATTTTCGAAAAGGTGAGGAACGATAGACGCATGATAGCTGAGTGTCCAGTGTGTCTGGAAGATGTCAGCACCATAAGCATGGCATGCGGGCACAGGGTGTGCATCAACTGCATTCACAAGATATGCATAATGGACAGTAATTATTGTTTTAAATGCCCTATGTGCGCGACTTTTATCATTTAAAAAACGCTAATTACTAAAAATGAGTGTCCATTACATTCAAATCGAGGGAAAGACCAACTTCTCCACCATGTTATTCAATAGGACCTATGCCAATGTCGCCAGGGTGGACGTTTGCTACGCCGAGCTCAGCGGAGAGGAAAATAAGCCCATCGTGGTGGACATTCAGGAATTGAGGACGCCCTTTTGCGAAGACGGGAGGGACATCAATGAGGAGCGGACCATCCCAGTATCTCAGGGTTCCTTCTTCACCCTTCCCGGAAGGGAGTCTCTAAGAATTTTCAAGGAGAATACGGACTACGCCTACGGAATAAACTACTCGCCTCCCATCAGCTTCAATCGACTGACCACGAGGATTCTAGATATAAACGGAAAACCAACCACCGAAGCGAGGCATGTTTTGGTTTTACGCATTACAAGTGTGATAGAGAGGGAAGTCCCTCCCACTCCGGTGTTCCGCCAGCCACCCACCCGTCAGCAGACCCAGCGACAGAGGCCCATCTACCTGGTTCAAAATTAATCACCCAGAGATGAACCGAACATTCCGATGAACTTGGGAGTATCCTCTTCATAGTCTTCCATATCCTTATTCTCGGGCTCGGGAAGAGGCAAAATGGCGTCGGGAATTCGCATGGACCTGCACTTTACCCTGAGGATAAAGGAGTTCTCATTTAGACCGTTGAAATTTAATATATCCCCATTTGAATTTCTCCATTTAATTGTCATCCTGGAAATCTGAGACATTGGAGGATCGAAATCGATCCCGTAGGAAAAATCTACGGTCTCCTTGAAGACCTTGGTCTCACCAGGATTTGTATCTAGATTAATGGGTCCGAAGGAATTAGTGGACCCACTTGAATTAAAGTTATTTGATACGACCTTCTGTCCCTGATGGAGGAAGGTGGTCTTAAATTCCTCGACGTCGAGATACAGAAAATTGTCGGTGGTTATATCCACGATAGAGTCGGACTTGATATACTCGTAACTTGCGTAGCGCTGGTGTTCAGAGTATAAGGGGAAGGTCGCCGGAGCCGTGGTACTCACCGAAGTGGACGATACCTTCGTGGTGGTGTCGTTGAAACCGAGAAGCCTATGGATCCTATCCGAAGGTTTTAGAGTGAAGGAACCGCGGGAGTCCGTCTTATCACGATAGAATAGGTATTTACCTTCTCCAGTGAGATAGGATACATTTATCCCAATAGGAACCTGAATGGTCTGCTGAAGTTCGGACCTGAGCTGACCTGCGCTGTAAAAACCCGGAGAGATGGAAAAGGTGCTACCCTCCACATTTATGATATCCTCTCCGTCGGGTATGTTTTGAAGAACATTGGGAATGGTCGCCTGGACGAGCTCCACCCTGGTTACGTAATGCAGAGGATTGGCCAGATGAAGGGTGTAACTATTTCCTGATGGATATAGTGTAGTATCTCTGAGATTAGAATTCATCACGACATAGTGTGTTTCCATCTTTACTTAATATAGTAATTATAATTTAACAAAGGCATTTACCGTGGGTCCATCGATGTTGGAATATGAATATAGTATTAAACCAACCAATGAAATAATTACGTCCCTGGATAATCCCCCGAAAAATAAGTCAGATTCTTCACTCGATGCCAACTGAGGAAACTGACTCATGCCATAATAGAGCAAGGTCAGCAATATAATGATAGTGAGTGAAGTCTCTAATGAAAGCCATTTAATTGTATTAAGCATTTTGTAAAAGTTTGAACATTTTTCTTCCTTCTTCACGGGGATCGTGGATATCTTCCTACTAAATAGTTTAATAAAGGGTAAAAGAAAAGTAAACAAAATCCCAATAACTGTAAATATAAACTTATTGATTTTGGTCGTGAATGAAGCAATGAGTATAACGAAAAGAGAAATCCATGCATGTCCATTGGGAATATCTTTTACGCCGTAAAACTCAAGAATCTCGAATAAATAGTAGATGCATCCCAGTCCACCCAGGATGACCGGAAAGTTCAAATCCATTTGGGGGACCAGTATTCCGGAATCGGGCCATAGCACGAGGATGGAAAGAATTAATATCGCGGTTCCAAGTAGGCCGACCACCACGGGAAACGTCTTATAACTGGACCATTTTCCATCCACTTCTTCCAATTTTCCATCCGCTTTTAATCCAATGAATGTTATAAAAAATAGTACAAAGGAAAATAGGACGTAGACTAGCCAGTATTTCGAACTCAACATGGGCGCAATAAGTAACATAAGCATCCCGATCGGAAAATATCCAGTTATTAAATTGTATTCGGTCATGGCCTCACTCTGATATTCCTCGCGAAAAAATATTTATTAATTACAAGATGTTAGAGGCAAGAATATCTCTTGGTATTATTTTATCATCATTGATTTATTCATTTCTAAGATTGCTGATAACACATCCCAAGACCATCCTTTACATGGATCAAATCGCTTTGACATTGAATCTAATAATGCTTAATATGGTGATAGTATTAATATCTGCTAATAGATTTGAAGTGGTATTTCTTATGATTCCCGTGACAATGTTGATCTTATCTATTGGATATTTGCGACTGATTAGCATAACATCTAGAAATAAACCCCTCGCCGAAGGAGTAGATAGGGTAGTCTACTATGTAGCCATTCAATTCTGGATTGATATTTTCAATTATTTCAAGAGTATCTACTTGTCCATGGCAAATGCATTTATAGAGTTTTATTCCATAGCACTTTCCGTGATTATCGAGACGTGGGAACAGATCGTCGAAATGTTCATGATGTTCTTCGGGGCAATTCAGAAGGGATGGAATGGTATGTATGATCTCATATATTCTGTGGTGACACTTAACGGGTCAATATCCGAAGATATTGCTCCTCCAATCTTAATATCAAAAATATAATGACTTCTAATAAAAATGGTAATATACACTTACTTATTGTTGATTCCACTAGCGTTGGCTACTGCCGTTGGCATCGTATTAATTCCCCTACAAGGGGCACTAAAATTTCCATTGGTACTCTTGACGTTTTCGTTCCTACTGTATTCTATATGGTTCGATCTAACCAAACAGAAAAGGACAAAACCCTACCTTGTTATCGCATGGGATTGGATAGCCAGCATCTTCGTGAAAATTCAGGATATCGTTAGAAAAATAATAGAAATCCTTTTATGGCCGGTAAAAAATCTGGTGGTGGCACCAGTTGCACGCACTGCCACGTGGTTGGTAGACATGGTATTCTGGGTCAAGGATACCGCCATCGATTATATCAAAAAAATAATAGAATTTACTATGAAAATTATATTATTTCAATATCAAGAATTATTGAATTTATTCATCAAAGGGTCTTTGGGTCACTTTGGCTTCCCTCAACTTAAAACAATCAAATTTCCAATGAATTATTTTGTTATGAATATGTAATAAGGCTCCATGGGAGTGGTGACCTTTGTAGTATCGTTTTTCATTTTCATTATAAATATGTTTACAAATTTTTTCAGATTTATCATAAATTTAAAAACCACTCCCTTTGAAGCATTAAAAATATACTTTATGGACACCGTCGATAATTTCAAAGAAATGGCAAGTAATTCTCTCGATGTCGTCGATGAATTCATGAACTGGCTGGCGTCCACCCTTGGGGCGTCTTTCACAAAGGCCGCGCAGATGGTATTTTCCGTAATAAATAACATCTTCACTAAGGCATTAACACTATTACAAAAAGTGGCGTCCTATCCGATTGAACTCGTAAAATGGATCATGCTGAAATCGGTTCTCTATATATTGCAGTGGGTATTCGGCCTTCTATCCCTGGCTACTTTATACGTGGCGGACATGGCGTACGACTTCCTCAATCTGGTTCTCAAGGCCATTCCCAACACAATCGTCAACGGTATATTCTCGGTCATTCCATCGTGGATTCCTGGGGTATCTCGATTAAAAAATGCAATAAAGAATCTAATTAACGGAATGTTCAAGATTAAAGGAAAGACAAAGTCCAAACCACCATCCTCCATGAAAAAGGACCTGGATAAGTTCGCCAAGAAGAAGGCCGATGAGGCGCTCAATACTTTCAAAAAATTAATTGGATGGGGAAATAGCAGTAAGAAGAAGGCCGCCGACAAAAAGAAGGCCGAAGCCAAAAAGAAGGCCGAAGCCAAAAAGAAGGCCGAAGCCAAAAAGAAGGCCGAAGCCAAAAAGAAGGCCGAGGAAAAAAAGAAGGCCGAAGAAAAAAGGAAGGCCGAGGAAAAAAGGAGGGCCGAACAAAAAAATAATTCCGGAAACTCTAATAATTTACAATTTAAATTACCAACTCCGAAAAAAAAGGGTTCCAGATTAAAATTTGATTTATTTGATTAATTAGGGGTTCCATGCCAGAAACTTTGGCAGTGCCAATACACCCAAAGCCAAGATCATCAGGTCGATCGTATAGACCTTGTTCTTGATTTCGGGACACCAGTTCTTGTACTTGACGATCTGCTCGCTATCCTTGGGCTTAGCCCACCAGTAGAATACGGCCAGGTAGGTCGGACCGAGATTTCTTTTGCACTGGTACCAGTGATCGTACCACGCGATCGCGATGTAGGTGAAATATAGAATACCCAAAAGGACCCACTTATTTTTAGGCGGTAGGACCCAGTACCCTCCCGCCAATATAAGCGTTATCCAGATGCACTTCCAGTTTGCCACGGGCTGTGTATTATCGCATTCTTCCTCTGCCATTTACTATATTATGGATTTTATATCTATGTTCCTTGTAGAAGATGGAAAGGCACGAAACTTGGTCCACGACACACGAGGTCATCTTAAAGCGCTACGGAGAAATATGTTCTGTCTATAATCATCTCCATAGCAGGTGCCATAGGTACTACAAGGCGAGACACATGAGTTTCACCCTCCCCGTCATCATCCTAGGGACGCTGAGCGGTACGGCAAACATGGCGATGGGGTCATTTAGAGAGAATGCCACCGCAATGACCATCGTACCCGTCGTGATAGGTTCCTTCAATCTTTTTTCGGCAATCCTGACCACGATCTCTCAGTTTTTGAAGCTGTCGGAACTTTCGGAGGGACACAAGTCGGCATCCATATCCTACGGGAAATTGTCTAGGCAGATACGTCTGGAACTGAGCCTGGACAGAAATGAGCGATCTCAGACCGGGGGCGAGATGGTCAAGATAACCGACCTGACATTGACGCGCCTCCTCGAACAGGGTCCTAATATTTCAAAGAGGATCCTCACGCAATTCGAGAATCAGATCAAGAACACACCCTTCACGCTGACCCTTCCGGAGATTATCAAAATGACGCCCATCACGCTCAATACGACAGACATTAGGAGGGTCACGATATTCGATTCTATTTCAAATATTGTGGGCTCCGGTTCAAATTTATCGGAGATCGTGGAAGATATTCAGGAAGAACCGCTTAGCCCATGACCTTGAGGGACACGTAGCCCGCAGCCATCTGGGTGGCGACTAGGGCGAGAAGCTCGGCGGCGGGGAAGCCATCCTTGAGGAAGAACATCGCGCTCACGGCGGGGTTCATGTGTCCGCCGGTGGCGAAGATGGCGACGGCCAGGGCACTCCCAATTGTCAGGGGGGCAATGGGCTTGCCGGCGGTGTGGAGAATCGTCATGAAGAACAAGAGACATCCCGCGAATTCGAGGAGGAGGCGCTGGATCATTTTATATAATACTAGTATATAAAAAAATGAGATCGTTCTTGGTGGTTATGACCGAGGCGATCGTGATTTCACTGGTCCTTCTCGCAATTCATTCTATCTTTATGATGTTCATGGAAAATTCTATTATCGCATTTTTCCTTTCTGGGGCCCTAACACATTTCCTCTTTGAATATAGCCCCTTCGGAAATCTCAATGAAAAATGGTGCAATAAAGTATTTTAAAGAATTCAATTTATATATAATCACCAATACAATGAATACATTAGTAGTTCAAAAGATGCATGCAGATGCTATTATTCCCACCAAGGGAACGACTTTATCTACTGGATATGATCTCTTTTCGTGCATAGACTGCGTGGTTCACGAGGGGAAGCGATTCGTCGTCCCCACGGGGATTCGCATCAAGATTCCCGAGGGATGCTACGGGAGGATCGCCAGTCGCTCGGGAAATACGGTCAAGCATGGCGTGGAGGTGGGAGCCGGAGTAATCGACCGCGACTACGAGGGAGAGATCAGGGTCGTGCTATTCAATCACGGGAACAGACCCTTCCACATAAGACAGGGATATCGGGTAGCCCAGATTATCATGGAAAAGTATGAAGATGTCCAAATCCAGGAAGATCCCGAACTCTACCCCCAGATTCCCATTCAGGCTTGAGTTTAAAGAAATAACAACATATTAGACAAATGACAGAATTTCCCATACTTTACGCTAAGGACGCGAGGGGAAAACTTCGCATTTGGCAAATAGAGATCGTTGAAGGTATGATCAAACGGACCACCGGATTAGTCGATGGGAAGTTGACCATTACCGAACGCCCTCCGGATGCCAAACGCAAGACTCCCATTGAGGAGCAGGTGGCCCAGCTTTGGAGGAAGCAGGTGAAGCTTGGCTATCAAGAAGAAAATGAATTAGATGGCAAGATCAGTCTGAAACCCATGCTACTTCACACCTATGAAAATAAAAAAATTAAAGGAGATGTCTGCGTACAACCCAAATTGGACGGAATTAGGATGCTGGCGGGATTTTCGGGAGGACGCCTCGTCATGATGACCAGAACCGGGAAGGAAATCACCCACCTAACTCACATAGAGAGGGACCTGGATGGAAAACTTACGGAGGGAGAATTCCTCGATGGCGAATTGTTCACCGACAAATTGAACTTTGATCAGATTGCGGGAGCGGTCTCGGGCGTCGCCAATCCAGACGCTGTCAAACTGGAATTCCACTGCTTCGATTACTTTATCCTACATAAACTTTCAATGCCCTTTACGGAACGATATCATTACCTAAGCAACGTGAAGGGATTTGGTGAGTCCATCAAGCTGGTTCCCAATAAGATGATAGACCCCAAGGACATAGATGCCTTTCACGACGATGCGGTCAAAGAGGGCCACGAGGGGGTGGTCATAAGGATCCCGGACAGTCCCTATCTTTTGGATAGAAGGTCGTCGCAGTGTCTAAAATATAAGAAAATGAGGAAGGAGGAATTCGAGATCGTGGGGGTCGAGGAGGCCGAGGGGAGGGACCGAGGTACGCCCATTTGGATATGCGAGACCGAGAAGGGCGATACATTCAAGGCACGTCCCAAGGGGTCCATGGAGTCTCGGAAGACCATGTGGAAGAATAGAGGGAAGGTCATCGGAGAGATGCTGACTGTGCAGTTCCAGGAATACACCAAGGAAGGAGTTCCGCGATTTCCGGTGGGACTGACAATAAGGAATTATGAATAATTAGAGAAATGCCGATTAGATTAGATAAATATGTCAGAAGTCCGTATTGAAAAATATGGTTTCGTACGTCTTGTCGATACAATGCCCAGGGAAGATCTTGATAGGTCGATCGTTCAAGCTGCCCGAGTTTCGTATGGAGAAGGCACCACCAGCGTCAATAGCGATCGAGGACTGATACGCTACCTATTGCGACACGCCCACACGACTCCCTTCGAGATGGTGGAGTTTAAATTTCACATTAAGATGCCCATATTCCTGGCGAGACAGCACATGCGTCACCGTACAGCCAGCATCAACGAGATTTCCGGACGTTATTCACAGCTTCCGGACGAATTTCACACTCCCTCGGAATTTAGGAGTCAGTCCAGCGTGAATCGTCAGGGGTCCGAGGGGGTACTAACCAGTCGGGAAGCCATGGTGCTCATGAGAGATCAAAAGTCTTCGTGCGAATATGCCTTTGACATCTATAATAAACTTCTCGATGAGGGAGTCGCCAGGGAGACAGCCAGGGAGCATCTTCCACTTTCTACCTATACGGAATTCTATTGGAAGATAAATCTTCACAACCTCCTTCACTACCTGCGTCTCAGGATGGACAGTCACGCCCAGCCGGAGATTCAGTTGTATGCCAATGCAATGTACGATCTGATAAAGCCACTGGTTCCCGCGGTCGTGGAAGCCTTCGAGGACTATATTTTGGGGTCAGTGACCCTGAGCAGGATGGACGTGGAGAAGATAGGAAATCAAATGAAATATGGAACCCACGAACCCTACCCTTCTAAGTCCGAGGAGAATGACCTTCTCAAAAAGATGGACATCATCGGTCTTAGATCTTTGTGACATTTCCACACAACATACACGTGATGAAGATGGTCATGGGCTCGTCGGCCGAACGGGTCTGTTTCTCCACGTAGGTGGTCTTGTATGATTTGCACTTCTTGCACTTGAACATCCCATCTGGCATGTCCTCGGCCCTGGGAGGCAGAGGATCTTCTGGCTTGGGTTCCTTGTACCAAATATCCCAAATCTCATAATCAGGAATTTTGGATATTTTCAATTCGCCCTTTTTCAGTCTATCAAGAAAGAGGGAACGATCGTTGTTCTTGATGGCGTAGATGAGATTCCTTATCCTCGCCGTGTAATACTTGGAAAAGGAAGGATTCTTCCAATTGGCCCTGGAAGAATACTCCAAGGGTGATGGATTCGTCTTGACCGCCGAGGGAATCTTGATGGTGAAGTCGGAAAACTTCTCGGAGATGGAAGAGGTTATGGCATTGGCCCTGATGGCGTCGTCCCCCGAGGCAAACTCCTTCTTGAAAATGTCCCTCCTGGTGGGATCGACCTTGCTGAGGTAGTTCTCCCTCTCCATATTCACCAGCGACGCCAGCACCTCGGTCTTTACGCCGGCGATTCGCTCCAAAAGGCGCTCTCCCTTGCGAATCCTCTCTCGCATCTTCAAGAGGATGGCGTCCTCCGAGGGCGGTCCTTGGGGAGGGAGGGGCTTTCCCGGACTGAGGTAGATATTGACCTCGTGAATCCTTGGAGGGTTCAACATCGCGTTGTAGGCATTGTACTCCTTGTACATGTCATCGATGTCGTTGCGAACCCGCGAATAGTCTTCCTTGAGTTTATCGAGCAGATTCCTCTTCCTCGCCAGGACGAGGGGCGAGTGGCGGGTGAATACCTCCTCGGCCCTTGATGCACTCTCCCCCTGGCGATACTTCATTCTATTGCGAATGTCCAGAAACCCCTCTTGGAGATTGAGGAGGGGTGTAGATTTCTTGACCAGGTTTTTGTCGAACTGGTAGGGAAGCTTGGCCACGTATTCCTTCCACTGCTTTGACGAAGGCTTGATTATGGATTTAAGATGGTAAGTGTTGGAACAGTAATTGTTGATGTTCATCTTCCTGATCGCCCAGTTCTTGGCTCCCTTGGAAAGGCGGTCTGCGAGAGCGTTATTCACATTATCGTTCTTGGAAACAGCCACGGAATTCAGGGCATCTACTAAAAGGGAAACGGCCTTAGTCTCTATGTCGCTCATTTTTGTATCCCAGTGCAGTGCAATAATCGGTCCTGAATGATTATTTCAACTTTTTGACTTTGAGGCTCTGGGACTGTTTATTCCTTTTTACTTCGTTTGGGTCGTTCTTCAATGTTTTCTTCCCTCCACTGGAATAGGTCTTCTGGTGAAGATTCCAGAACTGCTGTGAACCCACTCTGAAATTCTTGTGTATCTTGGCCTTGTACCAGAATACGCAGTCTTCTATCCGATTGGACTTGCTGGTGTTGTCCAGAACCAGCACCTCGTAATTTTCCGTGCACGCATTCATGACCTGATTGAACATATCGAAGTTGGGGAAGATGCCGAAGAAGGATTTGTATAGCTTTTCCCTATTCTGGATGACATTCTCCCTGGCGACGAATACGTAGTCCACGTTGGCCCTTAGGTCGGGACTGAGATCCATGCAGTACTGCATCGTGAGCATGAAGAATATCTTCCAGTGCCGTCCGTTCATGAAGCACTGTCGGATGCACGTGTCTTTGAGAAATTTCTTATCGTACATGCAGTCGTCCATGAGAATGAATGCACCCACTTCCCTGGACGTAAATTCCTTCTTCCCCGGAGGAGGCTTCATATTGACCATCTTCCTCTGTCGTTCTATGACCCTCTCGATGATGTCCTTGTCATATTCTCCATAGATGAATAGATCCGGGATGAATTGCTGATACCAGTGATTTCCCTCCTCGGTGGCAGACATAACCACGCCGGCTGGGAGCTGGCGCTTGTGGTATAGGATGTCCGTCACCAGGGTGGATTTCCCGGTTCCTCTCTTTCCTATGAAGACGCATACCTTGTCGTCCGCCATTGATGCGGGGTTAAATTTTTTCAACTGAACATTCATTGTTCCTATTACTTCCACGGATTTTCTTCATTCTTTTTTTAACACATCTTAGTAGGATGCAATTAGCCACAACTGGATTTCAAGATACAATTCTTACCGGGAACCCAGATATATCTTATTATCAAAAGGTTTTTACGTCAAGGGCCATCTATAAATCGGAAGTTCTCCGTCTGGCCTTCGATACCGGATGTGATTTTGGACAGACGACCCTGTGCACGCTGGGAGGAGACACCTGTGACATCATAACGGGTTTCTATATAAAATTCAGCTACACCGACGAAGTCGAACTCCCGCAGGATACCGGACACGCCTATATCGATAACGTTAGCCTGCTGGTGGGAGGACAGACCATCATTAGTCTGAGTGGAGAGTACCTGGCGATCACGTCGGACCTCAAAGATTCACAAAGAACCAGGAAGAACTACGAGAACATTCTTAGGAGGAATGCCACGCCGAGGAGCTACGGAACGGCGGTGACGGCTAACACGGCCTACGTGGATATTCCATTCTTCGGGAAGGGATACAGGGATTCCTTCCCCCTCGTCGCCCTCAAACGACATCCAGTGCAGATAAAACTAACCATGAGCAATTCGTCGGAATTCGTCACCCCGCCGGTCACGCCACAGCTGGACCTTATCGTGCAGGCCATCTACCTCGATGGAAACCATAAGAAGATGTTCACCGATAGACCCCTCAACTACATCGTCCACCAGGTACAGGTTGCTCCTCTGGTACTGGGTAACCTCAATCAACTTCGCTTCGCCACTAAATTTGATAACCCCATCAAGGAATTTCTACTAGTGGTCCAGAACGACACGGGAACCTTTGGACCCTTTGATTACTCGTCAAGGAATTCCGATCTCTACTCTAGCTTCTCCAACGACCAGGTGGAACAATGGAAGATGTTTCTAAATGGACAAATGCTATTTGATCTGAATAAAATCAATATGAGGACAATTGAACCTTATAAACACTATACACAGACACCTTCCTATAAGACGAATGTGTATAATATCGGCCAAGGGGATGGACCCTATCCCTCTGGAACCATCAACATGAGCAGGGTGGCCAGTCAGGTATTCGAACTAAAATTGACCCCGGCAAACTTCACCAGGAAGGCGAGGCTCTACGCGACCACCCTCAATGTGTTCCGATGCATGGGAGGACTGGGAGGACTCATGTTCATTTAAAATCCAATAATCTTCCTCCGGACGGCAGCCTCGCGCTTCTTCCGGGAAATCAGGATGCGGAGAACGCCATCGATGTAGGTCTTCTCGATATCCTCAACTTCCAGCGAATAGGCATCCGGAACCACGAAGGTGGCCCTATCCACCACGACCACCTCCCGCTTCCCGTCGTCGATCTCGATTCTGATATTGTCCTTTCCCACTCCCGGAAGGTGCACGACGATCTCGAAACGCCCGTCGTCTATTACCTTGGCATGCTTGTAGATGAAACGGTCCGTCAGCTTCTCAATGAAGTTCTTCTCTACCAGGGGGATCTCGTTGAGAACCCGGTTGGTGTTCTCGATGAAGTCGTGGAAGTCGCCGTGTCGGAGGAGGGGAATAAAGTTCATTTAGTATGTTATAAGACCGTTTTCTTTAATTCATTATGTACCAATCGTGGGGATCGATCGAACGCGTGTCGGCAATTAGGATCTGCGCGATGGTGTCGTGGAGGGGTTCCTTATTGACCATGGGGAGCACGGTGAAGGGCGTCTTCGAATACATGAAGGTCATGTGAGGGAGGTGGTCCAGTTTCATCTCGTAGCCAACGATGTCGCAGAACCATCCGCATGCGTTAAGGGGATCTCTTTGGTACTGACTTGGAATCATTGTCAAAGGTCCAAAATTCTTTACGTCATAACACTGTCCCCTATTGGTCAATGAAGGGATTTTGACGTGATTCGTGCTCAGAGTCACGTGCGGTACGTGCCTGATACCCCACCCCCTTTGAAATACTCTGTAACTTAAGGGAACTAGCCAGACTGAGTAGCCATAGCCACTCATCTTATTAACGCAATGTAAAAATATTTCTCTAATATTATAATGAAAGACTATGCAAATAGTTTTAAAAATCTAAGAAATACCGAAAAAAATCAAATTTCTTCGCTGATGAATGCGTGCAGTACTCTAACATCAAGAATTTCCACGATTCGTAAAGATATACGTCAGTTAGCAAAATATAGTAATAGTGGAGTCATATCCGAAGCCGAGGGGAAAAGGAGAATCATGCCACTCCTGAAGGAAATCAATAAAAAGACTACACTAATAAAAAATATTAGCAGAAAACGTGCTAGGATAATTAAGAGGGTCAAGACCGTGGAAAAAAACAGAATTATACGAATGGCACAAAAATTTCGTTAAAACAATATAAATTATATCATTCTAAGGAAATGGGATTCCCACTGCTCTCGCCGCGAATCGAACGCGGATCGCATCTTTACTAGAGATGAATAATAGCCATTATACCACGAGAGCCATCTCTTCAGGCTGAATTGAACAGCCATCACTTGGACTACAATCAAGGGCCCTACCTTTAGACGATGAAGAGCATCTCCCCCGCTGAGACTCGAACTCAGATTTATCGGTTAACAGCCGATCACATAAACCACTCATGTTCCAGGGGAATATGTAAGCAAACGCTTACAATTATGACGTACAGTAAATTTTTAAATTTCTAACGCGCCTTGATGAGAAAGTGCCTGGCGATCCACACGAACATGGCGACCAGAAGACCGCTGACGAAGAGGCCCACCATTGACCGCGACCCATCGCTATTCATAAACTGGGGGATCTGACTGGCCAGCTTGGCCTGAACGTCGGGGTAGAAGATAACCGATACGATAAGGACCAGAAGGACCGCCTCGTACTGCTCGTTGGTTATCCCCAAGGGGTTGCCACCGCGCCTATGGCGACGACGACGGCGATCCGGAATAGATTCGTCGTCCGAGTCCGTTTCGGAGTCCGAGTCTACGTCGCGTCGCTTCTTCTTGACGACCTGCTGCTGAGACTGATAGACCCCGGCGCCACTATCCACCGGTGCCATGTGTTCGTTCTCCATCCCTCCCGAGTAATCCAGTTCTTCGATGGGTGTCGAGAAGCTCATGCTCGACATCATTGGTCCTGTTCCTTGTTCTTTGATTTCATTATTTTTCTGCTCGATAATGTTCCTCTGACCATTATACCCAGAGTCTCGGTCTGAATTCCTTTCCTGGCGAGGAACCTTGGGCTCCTCCACGGCTGGATTATATTTAAGGGGAGTTCCACCGCCGCCATCATTATTGAAATCGTAAACGTCCATTTTATAGTAATATAACAAACCTTTTATAAGGATTTCACGCCCCCGTATATTTCACTCCCCTGACAAGTTTCATGAGGATAACTATAAGGATTGCTATCGTTATGAGATGGATGATTGCGGTGCAGGTTAAATAATAAACTAAATGTAATCTTAGTGGTCTCCACAGTTTCATATTGACGCTTGGATTATTTAAGAACATATCGACCACTTGATTAGTCAAATCATCTTCCACGTTATCCTTGGCCATGCACAAGTTTATTAAATCAAGGAAAGAGAATTTATTGGGCAAGGCGGCGCCCTGTCAGATCAATGTCGTCAGCGGGTGGTCCTCCTCGATGATTTCCAAGGAGTTGGGTTCCAGTGCCATCTACATAGGGACGGATACCCTTCGCTCCATGAATTCCACCTCGTCCTTCTTCGATTTCATAAGGCACGGAAAGATAGACGTCGTCCTGGACGAATGCGCCATGCTCAAAAATGAACTCCCGGGATGGAAGTGGATCAAGGAAAATCACGTCTCCATGAATGGAATAAGGATATTCGTCCCTTGTTCGCA